GTTTGTTGTACCAATTCGCGAGAGTTGGAGTTTAGATGAGAGAGAATTTCACTCTCCCATTCCAGACTGATTAGATCCAGAGATGTAATGGTTTTAACACCACAACAGTCCTAACTAAACAAACTACAAAACACTTCCACAATGGTGGTATTACCCACCCAACCCAAAGGTTGCCGATCTTAACAGTTCTAGTAGACAAGTTCTACTTGTTTGTTAGACATGAAGACTGGAACTAGCCGACGCGGTATGTCGATTCGTTTGACATCAACGCGACCAGGAATATCCGGATCGATATGATAACAATCCTCACGAACTGCTTTGCGCGTGAAGCCACAAAAGCTTTTTGCGCTTTGGATAGATTTTCTAACCAAACTCATGACGGTAGTCCGTCTCTTACGGTTCTCCGATACGCATCGATAATAGCGCATCTTCAGTCCCGCCTCCCGACTCGCCCGATTGAGCTCAATCCAATTGTCGTCAGTAAAACGACAGACAAAAGGAGAGTGCTTATGCCCATAAGGAATGCAGAAGCCGAGCATACGCTCAGCTTTTTCAAACCAAAGAGCAGAAAGAGCACGAAGCTCACGTTCACGCAAAAGATTTGCGTGAGCAACGATTTTCGCGGCTGACTCGAACTTTGACTCATAATGCGGCACTTCTGATAGTTTCAAAGGTGTGACGTCAACGCCCATAAAGGCATCGACACCACAGGACTCAGCAAAAGCTGAATTTACACATGACTTGCTCTCGTTCACGAGGAAACCAAACATGGTCAACACGTTAATGATAGAGTAAGCATACTTTGATTCCACAATGAGGTCGTCACCAACGATGTCTAATACGAGTGAGTCACGATCCCCACCTTCCACTATCCACCACCCATAAATGAGGGCGTACAGCGATATCGCAAGAAAAGGAAAGCATAAAGCTGACCCCATCGGTGCAAATTTCTCGTACCGACCGCGAATTTCGCCATCGATAGAGTAAAACTCAGATCTGCAATGAAGCACATCTTCGAGTAGGTGAGGGACGAGCGACCACAACTCACGCACAAGCGCTAGAAAATTTCTATCTGACGCTCGTGACAAATCAAGAGTTGCCAACAGTTTATACAGGGAAGCGATAAGGGCTGATGCCCGGTTTCTCGACTGGTCCAAGAAATGAACATGTTGCCCCATCGAAGACTTTTCGACACGGGTGTATATCCAGTTTCGTAAACCTTGTTGCAGAAATTGGTTCCAAGTAGGTTCCACCGCAATCAATCGAGGTCCCCTCGAATCCTTTGGTACTAATTTGACCTTAGAAGTTCGAGACTCCAATTCAAGGCGCGAATCACGCGCTGAAGCAACTTGCTTGTGAGAGATAGACTCAAAGTCGTCACTCCCGAGTAAACAAGAACCCCAATACTCTGCAAGAGAATACGGGATAGGAGTTTGATCCTTAGCTTCGATTAGAGCATCCGCCACACTGCCTGGGCCGTGAGTGAAGGTCAAGGAGTATTTGGTATTACGATTGTAATCACCGAACACTCGATAGATCTCTCTCTTAGCTTCGGACAGTATGTCGTGGAACAGACCACGAGGATGAATTTTACTGTAGTGCGTAATTAGCGCATTTTCAGCAATACCCTCGTACTCGTCCTTGAGAAACTTCTCAATTACGCGCTCTTCTTTCTCAACGCTACAAGCAATTTCAGTCTTGTAAAAGTAAAAAAGTACTTGCCTTAGAGCCCTTACGGACTCAATATTAGGCACTTTGAGAAGGAATCCATTATTATCGAAAATAGTCGAGAACAACGAACCCAAACATTGGGGGAGCTTCCTGCATCCAGGCATGTGCTTGAATGCGGAAGGTAAGATGAATCGTCCGCTTTTTAGACCCTCGTCAAGTGCTCTTCCGAGCACTGGCAAAGTGTCAGTTAAAAAGGCAAACCCTTCATGGGTCAGCCTCTCCAGTGGAAAATCCTTTTTGGCGATTACCAAGTCGTCAAAGAGACAATTCAATGCCTCCAACCCGAGATCTATAAGAGGATCCCGCGTTTGCTCCTTTCTACGGTTAGTGGCCATATAATATGTGGTTACTTGACAACTAAAGAAAGGACCAAGGGAAGTTACAAATTTCCCTTCCTCATCTGCCCGATCACGGTCTGAGTAGCAAAGTCATAAAGACGAGCTATTTCGGCACGAATCTGGGCGTCGGTAGCTTCTAACGTAAAATCGACAATAAGTCGAGGCCCAACAAATAAGTCGGGATTTCCGGAAGTACCAGAGGCGAATTCTCGGTGCATCTTCACCATTAACGTACTTTTCTTAGTCAAAGACCCACTTGAGTCTAAGGCTGAATTGAGTAAGAGTTGGTGAGGTAAAGCAACAGTCGACGCAGCTTCAGAATACAGAACATAGCCGCCTAAAAGTTTTGCGGCCCGGTTCCAAGTCGTTGCTGTTAGACCAGATGCAGATGCTGCACTGAGCGTATACGGGTCAGTTAACATAGGGAACACTCCTCAAGCAAAAGCTCATAAACACACCACACTGTGATAACGGTTAAAGAAACATTGCTCCGGCTAATTCAGCCATTGAAGCAGTCTGCCAGCCGTTAGGCAGGGTAACTCCTTTAAAGGAAGAAATCCTAGGACTCCAGTCATACCTCGCAAATTCGACGATTTTTGTCTTCCATGATCCAGAAGGTAAGTTAGGGTAATACCCACTGCTATCTTCCATATCATAGTCGAAAAAGCGCGACCGGAAGTTAATCTTTTCGGTCACGTAAGTATCGCCAATTGACCAGAATCCCGCAGAAGCGAAATTGTCAAAGTCCCGCAGTGCATCATTGATCGGTAAGAACCAATCGATGACGAAGGAACAAGGTACAACTGCCCATACATCCGACGCGTCAATCGAAAGATCGACGTAATCCAGAAAGAGAAGAAACTTCTCAATCGGATTGAATGAAGTTTTGTCCAAATACACGGTAGCGTGATAGCGCCGAGTAACGGAAAGTTGGTACTCACACGCAATACTTTGCCAATACCAATTAGTCCCTCCGACATTAGTACGGAGAGAGTCAGAGGACTCAGCATTGTAGATACGTTTGAAAGATACCTTTTGTGTTCTGCTCAAATTGTTTGCCCAGTAATCAAAGTGGGCGAGCGAGAACACCAGCTTCATGAGACTATCAAAGAATGGTAAATAACCATAAATTGCTTGAAGGTGAAGAGAAATCGCACCTTTCGCAATGCCACGAGCGTTCATCTTAGAGACCTCTTGAGCTAGCTCAAGGATAGTCCCTGGATTAAACATCTCGGCGATACCAGCAATGGCACCGCCCGCGGTAAGTAATTCCGCAATGTCGACCCCAAGGTTATTTTTCTCAGGGTTCGTGACCTTTGATAGAATGTCACTAATAGACGGGGCCACCGTTGAGGCTTTCCCTTTCTCGCGACCATATAGAAACTTTCCAGGACAAGCGCTGCCAGAAAGGCAAGCTGGACCTGGGAGTGAAAAGTGTTCGTGCGACCACTCTGGTGAATAAGGTTGACCGTTCTTTCGGTTTATCTTACCCCCCGTCACAGCGGGAGAAGCAGAATGCTCCTCTTTGCGGTGATAGCAGGCATTGTTCGGCTTAAGTCGCCGTAAATGCTTGGGAGTCACATGGTCAGATATGGCATCTTCCCATATGATGTCTGCAGGAGAAGTCGTCGCCACGCCGCTTACGACGTGACGATTGGTGTATTGTACTTTTCGAGGTTTAGAGCGAGATCTATTAATGGGTTGGAGCATAGGATTTGG